AGCTTGTTTGTATTTTAAAACGATGTTTTCTAACAAAATAATCAAGGCTTCACGGTGGAAACGTTTGTTAATAAGCAGGTCCTTGGGAGTTAAGTAAAAGTAATACAGAATTTCCAGTAATGAATTGGGTTCTACGAACTTGAAGCGTTTTAATTTATCGAAATATTCTTCAATCAATTCGAATGCTTCAAATGGTGTTATATCTACAATCGAATTCGAGTTAAGTTGTAGTTGCCCTTGAATATTAGCAATTGTATTTTGGAAAGCAATAGGAATCTTTACACAATTATCATCTTTATAGCGGAATACAGATTTAACTAATTGTTCTCTGTAATCAATCATTTTTTCGATATATTGTTTACATTTTTCTTGGGTTTTACTGGTTTGTTTTCTAACACGTGTAGCAGTTCCTTTTGCGAAAACACGTGTGATTTCTGTTTTTTGGTCGTTAGCACCTACAATATCATAATGAATGTATATATCTTCCAAACTCATACCAACAAGAGGAATGGTTTGGTTTTCTACCTTGGTTGATTCGAAACCATCATCTCCATATGCGAATTGGATAATTTTTCCTTTATTATTACGAACAGTCATATCATATTCTACCTTTAAGTCTTCTAGACCTTTGATTAATCTTCTCTGAATATAACCAGTTTGAGAAGTCTTAACAGCAGTATCAATAAGACCAATACGACCACCCATTGCATGGAAGAATAGTTCAGGAGCGGTTAACCCGGAAATATATGAATTTTCAATGAAACCACGAGCTCCTGGAGAATCGTCATATTTATTGAAATGAGGTAGAGTTCTATTCTCAAATCCATAGGGAATACGCTTACCATCAACATTTGTCTGACCCAAACAAGAAATCATCTGAGAAATATTGATAAGAGTGCCCTTTGAACCAGAATTGACAATCATTACAAAGCGGTTATCTTTTGATAGTGATTTACGACTAATCTTACCTGCCTGATTGGTTGCTTCATTCAATACATTATTGATGCTGGTTTCAAATTGGGCGTTGTTTGTTAAAGAAGTGTTATTCTCAAATGTTCCCATATGGACTTTTTCAATGATTGACTGGACTTCTTGCTTTTGTTTTGCGATTTCTTGGATAATAGCATCTTGTGTTTTTCTATTCGCAACCAAATCGCTAATACCTACACTGAAAGCACTTGTTTTCATATATTCAGTGATAATGTTCTGAAGATCATCGATGAAATTACAAGCGGACATGTTTCCAAAATCATTGAATGTCCTGTGAAGAACACCCTTTGTGGAAGAACCCAATACAGATTTTTCTATTTGTCCGCGAATATATTTTCCATTACGAACTTCGAATACGTTATTTGATGTCGCATATTCTTCATCTTCATCCCATAATTTTGTCTTGAACTTCAATGTTAAAGGAGCCATAATCTGACTCAATACATCGAAATTCTTGATTTTTCCACTGTTGTTTTCACTTATCTCACGAAGTGCTTTTGTATCTACTTTTGAATACATCATTAGTAAATTCATCGCATCTCGTGGGGTAAATGATATGTTGGGTCGTGTAAAACGATATGACCCTAACAAAGAGTCCTGATAAATACCGATAATCGGCGAGTTTCCAGCAGGACTTATTACTTGATATGGAATCGCTGCTAAATGCCTTAATTCCGTTTCTGCCAACACATTTTGTGGCATGTGCATATTCATTTCCCTTATTTGTTGACTACATATATGCAGTCAACCCCCCAAAGTCTCCTATGGGACGGACTATACCTTGTGCCTTATCCAGTTGATTAAACCTTCATTTAAGACCCGTAACCGTCTAGTCTCTGAACCTTCTCCATATCCTATCATAACGGACTTAGGAGCTTGGCTGCGGATTGTCTAATCCCATACTTTTTTACCATTGGGTTCGGCAATTAACCGAGTTCCCCCATTATGTTTCCATTATGGGGTGGTAGTATGGGCTCTAAAGAGTTTCCCGCAATTTGGCTACGTTGCCATTCTTTTAAATCTAATATAAATTTTTTCGCTCTTTTTTTTATTTCATCTATTGGTTCGTGCTTTCCTACAAAAGTTGTGATTCTTTTTTTATCAATGACGATACGGACATATTCTGTATTATTCGTGTTATTTTTAAGAACCCGAATATATTTATCTATATCGTCATCAACAATTACTACATCTTTGGATAGTTCATATTTTTTAGCCAAATGTTGGTTCTGTGTTAGTTTCATCATTTTCTCCCGATGTTCTTCATTATCAAGAGCTGATTTTAATCGTTCAGAAATCAACTGTTTTGTGTAGTCACTTTTAGGTTGAGGTTTTGAAACTTTTGGAGGTAGAGGAATTTCTTCTCTCCAACAAAATTCTCCTTTAACATTAGTAAAACCTTTACCTCCGTCAGTTAGATTATATCCATTAGGATATTTTGAATTATATTCAATGATAAATAATTCTTCCTGATTGTCTAATTCATCTATAACACAAGTATGAATTAATTCACAAGTAAAACTATCTTGACCGTATTTTCGTATAGCTGAATTCAAACATTTACAATGATTTTTTTTACTTGAAAATGCTTCATATACGTGGTCTTTGAATCTTCCCAAATATCCAAAGGGTCTATATTTATTATGATTTAATCTGTGACTACGGGTTTGACCTATATAAACCTTTCCATTTATAGTATTAGTTATTTTATATATTTCTCCAATAACTTTATCTTTTTCATCAATATCTAATATCATTTTTATTATATTATTATAGAGCGAGTTGTATTTATATTACTTTTAAAAGAATGACTAGATGATTATATTGGTAAAATGTACCTATGCGAAATACATCCACCAGTAGATATTACACCGTTTTCCCCACTAAGTCCTATCTACAACTTAGTAGGCGGTCACCTGTTTGGGACAAAATCTATCCCCATCAAACGGTTTACTCCAATGGTTTCCCATTGGACCGGACTGTATCTTAAGCAAACTCAAGCTGATTAGGCTATCATCATTCACCCATACCCGTTCAGTCTCTGAACGCCTATCATATCCTATCATAACGGACTTAGACAGTAACGCTGCTGATTATCCAATCCTTAACATTATTACCATTGGGTACGGCTATTAACCGTGTTCCCCTTATGACGTTTCCATCACAGGGTGGTAGTTAAGGCTCTAAGGACGTCCCAGAACAACAAGGTATGTCGCCGTTGTTATAAACAACGACTAGGAGGTAGCACCCTTTTAAGTCCCCCTGTTGCCAACCTTGATATTTATTTTATGCGAAAATAATATATTGACTGCACGTTAAGCAGACAACTAGTCGATCGGCATTGTAAGGTTTCGTGTCCGCGACGTTCATACGAAATGTGTCACCTTTCTTCATAATCTTAGCGATGTGGCACATCATACTCATCCTATGAAGACTAGGTTGTCTATTAAATAAAACGGCATCACCATCCATCATATGACGATGAACGATGTCCCCATTTTCAAGACGTATAGAAAGTCGGTCTACATACCTTAGTGAAATATTTTCACCATTTTTGCGTTCAAGAATCTTGGCACCGGGATATTCTTCCGGTCCATTCTGAACGAGTTTCATTAAGAAGTTGCGATTGCGGTCATTAACAGTAATCGGTTTAGTAATATTCATAGCAATTTTCATAGGAACACCAAGCTGTCGAATAGATAAATTAGGGTCACCTGTAATAACAGACCGAGCACTAAAATCTACACGCTTACCCATAAGATTACCACGAATACGACCACCCTTACTATTTAATCTACCAGTAATACACTGTAAAGGTCTTCCTGATCTTTGACGCAAACTATCCGCACCCTTAACTTTATTGTTTACAATCATAGCAATGAAGTATTGTAATTGTGTTGTTAATCCTTCTATGACATTAGTGGAAGCTTCATTGGCGATTTTATCAGCAAGGTCACGATTATATTTAATAATGTTACTATAAATATGTGTCAAATCGTCTTCACTACGTTGCTGTGCGTCGTGTTTAACTGAAGGACGCATTGCTGGTGGAGGAACTGGTAATACTTGACAAACCATCCATTCGGGTCGAGACCAAATCGGACTAAACCCCATAAAGGATACATCTTCAT